CGCCAAGTAGACCCCCGAGCAGCCCTGACGATCCTGCCGTCCCGACCGCACTCGTGCCCTGCGTCTGCCCCGTCCCTCCCGCGATCAAGTCGGCGATCATCTGCTGGTACGGAGAGAACGTCGCCGTACTCAGCCCGATATTCGCGCCAAGCTCTGTCTGCGGTAGAGTCGCCGTTGTCGGCGCAAGCCCAATCGCCGCGAGGATGTCTTTGATCGCGTTGATACTCGCACTTTGGTTCGACACGCCCGCCGTCAACCCTGCGCCCTGGTTCGCAGTCGCCGCCGACAGATCGGTCGCCTGGTTAGCGAGCCCTGCCGCCAAGCCCGTCCTCTGGTTAGCGAGCAACGCGTTCAGTGTCGCACTCTGGTTAGCAGCCGCCGCCGAGTACGCGAACTCCGAACCTTTCTCGGCGAGCGTCCGCTCCAAGTCTGTCGCCGCGTTCTCACGTGCGTTCTTCGACCCACTCCCATACGCGCCTCCCGCACTCCCTCCAAACTGCCCCGCGATACTCGGCAACGTCCGCTTGAGAAAGTCGTCTGTGAGCGGCTCAACGACCCCTTTCGTGAACGCAGCGGTCGAGTCGATCAGCGGCGCGTTGACGTTCGTGCCGGTCACGCTCGTCGGAGTCACTGTCCCTGCGGTCACGTTCGGCGCCGTAAACCCAAGCGCCCGCATCAGTGCGTCCGTCGAAGCCGCGTTGATCCCACCCTGCGCTCCTGTCGGCGATGCGCCTACGTTCATCGCTTGATTTTCGAGCGCCGCAAGTGAAGTCGAGCCGAGCCCAAACCCTCCCTGCTGGTACGGGAACGCGTTGGACAGGATCGACGACAGCGTATCGAGGATCGGCTGTTGGGCCGGCGAGATCGTCGGTTGAGTCGAGAACGTCGCTTTCGGCGCGGAGCCGAACAGTGTCGAAGTCATCACGCTCTCCCGTTAGTGTGTGCCACGCCTCGGTCGAGGCTGTAGATGATTATGTCCTGGAGGACGCCGCCCGTGGCGTCGGGCGCACGTACAATCGCCCGTCGTAGTCTCGCCTCTTCGTGGAACCCAAGGAGTGCCGTTCCATATCGCGCGGCCCGGTTATCAGTCGGCACAAGCGCAATGATCTTCAGCACGCCCCGGTCACGGAACGTGAGCCCGATCGCGTACTGCACAATCGCCTTCGCGATCCGCCCGCGGAACTGCGGATGGAACCCGGCCGTAAGCTCGACCATCACCGTCGTCCGTGCAATAAACTGCACATACCCGACGATATGGCCGCGCAGTGTCCCTGCCAGCGTCCACACGGTCGGTTCGAGCATGTGCGCGACGAAGTCCACCTGCTCTGGCTGCGGCGACAACGCATCTCGCACCGGCCAGTAGAGTTCCGGCTGCCGCATGAACGCTTGCATGGCGAGCGGGTCGAACCGATCCGTCACCGCAAACCCGTCCGTCCCATCACTCATCTCACCACTCCGTCTCTGCGAGAGATACGACATCGACGTAGCGCAGTGTGAACGTCGGGTCAGTGCCGCTAAGTCTCAGTTGTAGTCGTGTCGAGACGTGGTCGATGTACACGTTCGGAGCCGCAATCGCCGGTGCCGTGCCGAAGTCGAACGTGCCGACCGTCACCCACGTCGCGCCTTCGTCCTCCGACCGCTCGACGAGCACTCCTGCGCCCGCTGCGACCACACTCGCCAACTCCCACCGCGAGAACTGATACCCGTCGCCGAGTTGTTTTGTCGTCAGCGTCCACGGGATTACCGCACCGTCGTCGGTCTGCGCCCGGTACTCGTACAGCGCGAGGGGGCCGTCCGCCGTCGCCGGACTCAACGCGACTGACGGGATGTTTTGGATCAGTGAGCGCGAGTCCCACGGCCGCGCCCACTGCGTCGAGTTCCACTGCCCTTTCGCAGTCGCCCACGTCGTCAGCGCGAACGGGAGCACGGGGTTCGCGGCGACGAACGACTGCGCAAACACACGCACTTGCCACGCGTTGTTCTCAAGCTGGACGCGAAGCATCTTGTTCGGCGTCGCCGACTGACCGGCCGGATAGAATACCCAAACCTCGTCTAGATCAGCAAGGAAGATCGTGAACAGCGTCACACGAGCGGGCGTGTTAAAGTCACCAGTCGGCGCGAGGAAGTTATTGAACACGCCGTCGCCGATGTTGTCGAGCGTGTAGCCACCCTGGTACGCGTAAATACCCGCGTGTCCAACGCACACATGCTCACCGCCGACATTGACAACTGCGCCCTGGCTTTGCGCTCCTTCGAGCTGCGTCATATACTCCCAGAACAGTATCTCATTCAACACGCCGAGATACGACGCGCGCATGATACTCTGCTCTCGATACGCGATCATCCACGGCCCAAGCGACTCAAGCCGGAGTATGATGTCGTCTGTGTCGAGGAGATCGTAGATCGCCGCGATGCCTGTCGTCCAGTTCGATGGATCGCCGAGATCACTCTGTCGCACGCGATGAGGTAGGTGCGTCCCGCCCTCCGTCGTATTCGCGAGCAGTACCATCTCATGGAACACCGCAATCGCCCCGCACGTCGTCGAACTCGGCAAGTCAGGCAACTTCTTCACGACGCCTTGGAAGTAGTACGAGACCTCATCCACGCCGTTCGAGAAGATCACCCAATCGTTGCCGGGGAAGACGACGACGCTAAGCTGGCTCTTCTGCACGTCACCGTGCATAGTCGGCGACACGAACACGTCCGCACCGCTCGCGACCGTTCGACCGACTGGCACCACGTCTGTCGTTGTGATGTCAAGCACACTGACGTTCGTGACCGTCGTGATGAGTTCAGAACCATCGTCGAGCGTGAGTCCAACGAGCGTACCAGTTGTGATATTCGCGACGCTGTCGAGCGAGAAGACATTAACACCAGCACTGTACGGTCCAACCGTCGTCGCTCTAATCGCGTCCTGCGACACTGGTTGCCACTGAAGCGTAGCTGTGCTCCACGTGTAGATCGCTTCCGTCGTGAAGAGGAGCAGGACCACCGAGCCGTCGTTGAAGAACACCTGGAACACACCCTGCGAGACACCGATGTAATCGCCGTTGTACGGCACATATCCCGTATCGACGACAAGTCGCCCCGCGACGATGTGGAGTCCCTCGATGTCTACGCACTCGTTCGGCGCAAGGTCTTCGGGCGCTTTGTCATTTCGCATCCCACCATTGAACAACGGCAGACGCGCTCGCGCTGGCGCCTCTTGCGCCGGTCTTAGTGCCGCTGCTGCTTTCTCAACCGAGAGCGATTGCACTAGATTGCCTCTCAATCAGTTCATATAGCTTAAAAGGAGGCTATAATTTCCTGCACCAAAATACTTTGATGTTGCTAGGCCCGAGTTTTCGGCCGCTTGAACATAGTGCAAGCCTAACGCTGTGAAATTATCGTTTCCTCGTGGGTTCATAAAAATGTTCACTGCGGCACAAGCTCCTACGCCATTCGCACCTAACGGCGTACTATTTGTGTTATCGAATAGTACTCCTATATTTCCTAATGTTGACGTGGCTGTATTAGCCCCGAACGTAGTTTGATAAGTTCCGTCTACGTTACGAGTACCGAGACCATCTAGCCACGTAATTCTATTATTCACGTTGCCGTTCGCGGCTCGCCACGTCGTTGAGTTATACGTCCAATTTGCTGTGCTGTCAAGTTCCTGAGAGCGTACTGCGACGCTGTTATAAGCGTTGTAGAGTCCAAGGATGTTATTCGACCCGCCGCCCGCACCTACTGGCTTGAACTGCATCGCAGTCTGACCATTCGCGGTGATATAGACCGAACCGAGATAGGTGCCAGCGCTGGCCGACACCGCACCATAGTCCGTTGTCCCGCTCACCCCACCCCATGCATGCGTAAGGCTGTTCTTATTCGTCCACACGCCGTTGGACAGTTGCAACTCTGTCGTGCCAGCGCCCGTGCCACGGATAGACGTGCCGTTCGTTCCGGTCTGCGTGCCGGTCGAGGTTCCAGTCGTGTTGACGAGCGTACCTGCCGCCGCGTTGGCTACAGTCGTCGAGATGTTAAACGTGTTCGCGGCTGGTGAACGGCTGACAAAATACGTCGTACCCGCGACAATGCCAGACGGCAACCCCGCGCCCGTGAATACGACCGGCGAGCCTTCGGATAGACCGTGCGCGTTCCATGTCACTACGCAAGGCGTAGCAACAGATGTCGTCACTGTGGCTGTATTGATCCACGCCGGGCCAATCGCGATGACGAGAGTGCCACTGTTGTTGATCCCGAAGATGTCGTAGACAGTGTTGGCGGCAGCGTGTGGCACACCTGCGTCAAGACCCATAGAGATTTCATCGGAGCCAATCGTGAGTAACGTACCGCCAACTGGCACTTTGTTGCCGATGAAGGTGTCGTAATAGATCGTCGTAGCGGCCGTCACGTCGGCACGCATAACTGGTGTGCCAGTGGTCAAGGTGAGACGGCCCTGTGGTGCGACAAGTGTCGGAGCAGAGCCGCTCGACGCCGCTGTGATACGTCCCTGTTGATCGACCGTTAGATTGGTATTGGTGTAGGAGGCAGGTGTGACAGCCGTGGCGGGCAGATCGGCCGCGACCATTGAGCGGAAGGTAGGCGCTACTGCACCGCCAGAGGGAGGCCCCGCGAAGATGAGATTAGCTGTCTCTGTCGCCCACGTCACCGCGAGTGTACCCGCAGTCGTGACCGGAGAACCTGAGACCGACAACTCAGTCGGGACGGTTAGCGCGACGCTGGTTACAGTGCCCGATCCGGCCGAGCCATTCGACGCCGCCGTGATCCGTCCCTTGCTGTCTACCGTGATCGAGGAGAGCGTGTAAGAGCCGGGTGTAACGGTCGTGTTCGCTAGTGTAGCTGTGATCGCCGTCGCGCCCGAGCCAGTCACGTCGCCAGAGAGCATAACGGTTTGATTGCCCGTCAGATAGCCCTGGTTCGCGGCGGCAGTGACTTGTCCTTTCGCATTGAGCGTGAGTCCTTGGAACGTGCCTACGTTACCGTTGACGTTAGGCAGCGTCGCCACCACAGACCCGGTGCCAGGTCCAGCGAGTATGTCGCCTGTGAGTTGATTGATACCGGAGCCGCCTGAGACACCTGAGACCCACCCGCTCCCGTCCCACCACACCGGCCCATCGAGCGTCGAGTCGA